TTTCAAAGCGGCAAGAATGGTAGCATTGAGAGGCGTACCACCAAGTCGCAGTTTACCACTAATCGTTCTCTCACCAAGATAATAATCTTGGCGAATGCGAGCCATGTTGAGTAGATCATTTGCCATACGGCGATACTCGGTCGTGGACATGCGACTGGAGAAAAAGTTCAAAAGATTGAAACCATTTTCTACTACCATGTTGCCTAATTTTTGAATTGAGCCATTATCTTGCGGCATACCCCGTTCGCCGTATGCACTGGAGAATGCATACACCTCGAAAGGAATATTCACTTTGCGGCAGAAGGCAGTAAGGGTAATCAATTGCTCAAGCGTACCTGGAAGATTATCGGACATCGAACCAGACCAATCAAGAAAGAATACGATACCGTGATTCTTACCAGCGGCAACATTACCTACTTTGCGGAAAATGTCATCATTGAATTTGTAGGTGTGCAATTTGTTCGTATCAATCACACCTGTATCTGAGACAGTCACACGGCGCAACTCAGCGGCTCGCTTCTTCATCTCAAATTCTTTGACCAGATAGTTAATAGCGTTTTTGTTCTTGGATTCAAACTCAAGATATTCTTTAAAGTTGAATTTAATTTCAAATTCTTGAGCAAAATATGGATCTTCAATTTCTTTGAAGACATTGCCAAGAATTTCTTTGTACGAAATAATCAACTTTGAAAATTCGTATTGAGTAGCATCAGGTAATTTGCCAATTGTGATTTCTTTTTGTTCTGAAAGTTTCTCAATTGATTCTTTGAGACTTTCATCGGTAGCCGACTTGAGTTCATCATAATCTTCTAATTCTTTAGAAGGCTGATACTCGGTTGCACCGCTACTTGAGAAACCTTTGTTCTCATCTGAGAGGGCGCCGTCATCATTCTCATCGGCATCTTCATCAGAATCTTCCCAATCATCAAAATTATTTGAGCCGTTCTCAAAATCACTTGATTCGGAATCATTATCAAACTCGCCAGAGGCAAGCCGCTCTTGAAATTCTTGCTGATCTTGATTTTGCTTGTCTTCTAATTCTTGCTTACAGTAGCCGAAGAGTTCAGTAGCAATTTGCTTCACTTCATCAAAAGTGGTGCAAGTTTCAATTCGATTGATAAATGATTTTTCTTCAGGCGTAAACTGTACGGGGAACATCGGACCGACTTTGAAGTAAACATTGATTCGGTCGATAAGAAGCATTTTATTAACATCTTTGTCTTTAAGTTCAAAGAAGTCCCGCTCCATAAATTGAGCATAACCTTTAGCGAATGAACGGCGCAGACCGGGGTAGCGGTCTTTCATCAATCGTTCAATACGGGCATCTTCTACAACATTAAGAAAACCACGAAAGCCAGCAGGCATCTCATTGCCTGCTTCAATATATTCTACGGGAGTTTCAATCGCATGAGCCGTTTCGTGACCAATCAGAAGGTCTTCAATTTCTGGCGTAGTATCATTCCAGATAGGTAGTGTAACTACACGATCTTTCAAATTGAAAGAAGCGGTCTTTACATTTTTGTACTCAACACGGAGATTCTCAGTGGCAAGTAACTTAGCAAGGGTTGATTTAGACATTCGTTTTCCTCATCATTAAGTCTATATATTACACGGCTTCCTTTGCCAAGTCAAGGGCTTCCTGCATCAACTGTAGTGTTTTTGCAACACCTGGGGGTTGTGTCTCTTCTAGCAACATCATCTCTTCTAGAATGTTGCCAACATCTTGCCCGATGTAGGGGTTGGTCGGTTTTGCTTTCGGCGTATACTCTTCAATCGGCTTCCAAGAAATCTTACGAAAGAACCAGTCAGGCACAGTCACTTTCACTTGATAGTCTTTGCCGACAAATTTCACTTGAGCAACCGAGAGCGGCATCCAACTTTGCATTCCTTCTTTAGCGACCAGTATAGCCTTGTCAGTCTTGGCTTTAGAGGTACCGAAAATATTGTAGTAGGCAACGGTGCGTCCCATTATACACTCTCCTTCATTGTAATCTCATTAAAACCGAAACTCGCAACAACATAAGTCTTGCCAGTCACGAGGTCTTCAAGAATGTCGCCGACTGATACGCTACGCATGTCACCGACTACATTGATTCTTGCTTTTGCCCAGATGTTGCCGACGGTGAATGCTTGCTCAAGGTCGTTGGCATCAATCATACCGACAAGATCATATTCATCGGAAATCTCGGCGATCTCTTCAGCGGACATGAAATACATGTCACGGATCTTGGGGTTTTCATCTGAAAGTTGATAGACTGCGAATCGGTTAATCATTGATTTCTCCTTAATCACTATACTTCCAGTATAACAGGATCTTGGCAAAAGTCAAGGACAAAAAAGGCTTGTTGTTTTGACGCAACAAGCCTGTTAAGTTAGTGAGTACTTACTTACTTAATCGCAATGAACCCTGTGAACCCGTGATTCTGCCAGAATGAATCGATTTTACTAAAGCCAAACCCAGCACAGGCGCACATGCTCATGAGTTCTTGGCGTGTACTTAGTTTCATCATGTGGCGCAACTGGCGCTCTTTGTCCAGAATGTCATCTGAGGTAAAATGCTCTCGCTTGTAATCATAGTAGGTAAATGTGCGAATCTCTTGAATGCGAGGAGTTTCGGATACAGTCTTTTCTGCAAAGATGAATGCGCCACCATAGCGTAGACCATCATAAATTTTCTTTACAATATCTCTGCGTAGATGTTCTTGTATAAATTGAAGTGTAAAGATTGATGTTACCAATGTCGCATTTTTGAAATCAAAGTCAAGCACATTGCCACGATGATACTTCAAATTCTTGTAGTTCTTTTCATCTTCATCAAAGCCTGGGAAAAAATCTTCTTCAATCTCAATACCAAAGTAATTTGCTCTTGGTGCAAAATCGTTTTGTTCAATCATTGCTTTGAGTAGTTTGCCTGTCGAACAACCAACATCAATGACTGAAGAATCATCTTCAACAAAGTATTCGGAGTATTTAAGAATGTCTGTCCAAAGATTTGTGTAACCACGAATTGAATGTTCGATGTGATTGTCAAAGCCTTCTTCTCTTTGTGCAAAAGTAAATTTCATTTTATAGATTCCTTGTACGGTTTCAATATTTTCAAATAGACATTTGAAGCAAGTGCCGCCATCATCTTGGGTGCAACCATGCGACCAAGTCTTTCTGCTTGTTGATCAAAGGTGCCTGTCAATATGTAGTCATCAGGCATGCTCATGAGAATCTTCAACTCTTTGATCGTAAGTTTTCGATTCTTTGCGTAGTGAAATACACCACTCACACCTTTTTGTTGACCTGCTTGCGTGAGTGTTGGAGATGGTAATTGAATTGCAGGTCGAATCATGTTGAAGCAAGAACCTTTTGGATTCTTTGATCGAAACTGTTTGTCTGAAGGCTTCATATGCTTGTCTGGATTGAATGGAAGAAGTTCAATAAACTTTTTCTGAAATGAACCTTCAACAAAATCTAGCAACTCTTTTTCTTCATCAGGATCATTGACAACAGAATCAATCGCATCTTTGATGCCAATATGTTTTGGTGTGCTTGTTGGTGGACGGGTCATCGATGCGGCATTGAGAAAGTTAATGCCAACTGCATCTGCAACATCTTCACGAATACAAACAAAGAACAAGCGTTCTCTCGCTTGTGGCACACCATAGTCTGCGGCATTCAATACATGATGAGTTACGATATAACCAGGAGGTATCTTTTCGAATTCATTTTGAAACTCAATCAGTTTCTTTTGTGCTTCACCAATTGTGATGCCTTTGACATTTTCTGCAATGATCACTTTCGGCTGAATTTCTTTTGCAATACGAATGTACTCGAGGAACAAGTCTTCGATTGCTTCTACAACTTGATCATCAGAGTAAGACTTTACGCCACTCTTTACGATTGTCTCTGAAGATGAAACAACTTCGCCAGTATCAAAGTCAAAGTAAGATTCTGTAATGTGCTTCGTTGCACCTTTCCAATTCTTTTCTCGCTTACCAGCAAGTGAGAATGCTGAACATGGAGGAGAACCATCAAGTATGTCAAGTTCACCAGGTTCAAGATTAGCAACATTCAAAAAGTCTTTACCAGACAACTTCTTGATGTCGCCTGGAATAATCTTTGTGTCTGGAAAGTTTGTAGAGTAAGTTTTAATTGCTTCTTCAACAAATTCATTAATTGCAATGACTTTGCCTCCAGCAATGCGATAGCCAGTCGAACTGCCACCACCGCCAGCAAACGTGCTGACAACAGTAAAGAGTTCTCTGGCAGACGATTTTTTCACATCGTCAACGGTATAGTGATCGTATTTTGTCATAGTGTCTATTATACAGTTTCTTCTTCAAATGTCAATCGACTTGTCTGCCAATCTCGGCATATGTCCATCATTCTTTTTCTTTTCCGAAAATTGATGACTGGATCATTAAACAAGGACTCAAATGCTACATCAATGCCAGCACACAATTGTAGATTGGTATGTTTCTGCACTTTACCAATCTTTTTGAATTCTGGAAATGCATTGACAACATGATGCTTCTGGAATGGTTGATTGACTTGAAACCAATCGAACTGATAAAAGAAGTCACGAATGTCATCATGCACATATGGGGTCAAATACTTTTTACCAAACTTTTCTGCTACTCTCGTTTGCCATATCTTGCCACCAAGATTGTGTGGAAGATAATGATCATCACGATATTCATCAAACTTGGACTTTGGTGTTTTGTAATGCATACATGCTTTCTTGCTTACACCATAGTAACCATCAGCACCAAGTCCAGTCAATACTTCAGTCTCTTTCATGTTTGGATAAACATAGAGAAAAGGAAAACAACATTCAAACTGTGTCTTCTTCACACACTTGATTTCATTCAGTAGTGTAAGGAAATCTTCTCTCAGATTGTCCGTAGGAACTTCAGTATTCACGCAATCCCATCCCATAACTTCGCATACATGAACTGCTTTCATAGAATCGTATGATGGGCGATCTTTGAGATGAAATGTGTAACCTGTAACCTTTTTACCTAGGCGATGTGCGGCAAAAGCAACTGAAATGCTATCGACTCCACCAGAGAGTAGAACTGCAACTTCATTGTCTTTTGATCTTTCGATTATTGATTTTTCAATTAGTTTGTCTATCATTTAATTTCCATGCGATGATTCCGTCACATTTATTTAGGAATTTCACTCCTTCATCTGTGCGATAATCTTCGGCATAATAAACTTCTGTGATGCCAGATTGATAAATCAACTTAGCACACTCAATACATGGAGAACAAGTAATGAACATCGTTGCGCCATCACCACTTTCTGTAGACTTAGCAAGTTTGGCAATGGCATTTGTTTCTGCATGAAGAACTTCTGCTTTTGTTTTAAGTGTAGGACCATCACCCTGTAAATATGGAAGTGTTGGACTTGTTACATCTTCACACTCATTTGTCCAACCTGCCGGCATTCCATTATAGCCAATGGAGATGATGCGATCATCTTTGACAATGACCGCACCAACTTTCTTTCGCTTTGCTGAAGAATGCTCTGCAAACAAATGAGCAACCTTCATGTAAGTGCCGAGATACTTTTCTTTAATCATTCCCAACTTTCCCTTTTTTTGGAAAGTAATTCAAGTTAATAACACATCTAAATTTATCATCAGTACATGTTGTTCCTGTGTGTTTAATTTCAGAACTAAAAGAAACAAGTCTATTTTCTACAGATTCAACTTTGTCTCCATTTTCAAAAAGTGTATATCCATTGTTAGTGTTCATATAAAATATTGCGGTTGTGCCGCCGATAGGCTCATTAAAGTCTGTGTGAAATCCATATTCATAAATTTTATCGGCCGCGACAGTTAGATTTCCTTTAATTCTAAGAATTGCTAAAGGCGATATTTTAGTTAAGAGTGGTATCAAAAATTTATAGAAATCGCTTTGTGGAGCCAAATCATTGTAAAACATATGGGTAAATTGATAATCGTATAGTGGATTAAATGTTGATCCAAATACTTTATAGTCATTGTAGTACCAAGGAAAATATGAATCTTCTCGGTTTATCAATATTTGTTTCATCATTTCAAAAGTATTTTTATCTAAAAAATCATCAATTATTTTTATGTCACATTCCATAGAGCAACCTTCATGTAAGTACCTAAGTATTTTTCTTTAATCATTCTTTAATTTGTTCAAATCGCTTTTCTTGAATTGTTTTCTCTTTGTAAAGTTTTCGTGGATTAGAGCATACTGGACAATCAGGATTACCACAGTCCATTACTGCATGTTTAGCGAACATGTGTGGTTGCTCAACTGGTATATGATTTGCCTTTGCAATTTTAACTTGCTTGTTTATGTAGGATTTTTTTTGATGAAGTCTTTTGGAATGTTTTTCTTTTTGGTCTTCGCTACTCATGCCGCTCTCCTTACTTTTCTTTGAAGAATCATTCTCTTTCTCAATGCTCTTTGCGTTTCAAAAGAGGATGCTACGGAAGTAAAGACTTTGCCTTCAAGATGATCGTACTCATGCAATGCTACTCGGGCAGACATACCAATGAAAGTATCTGTGATTGTCTCTCCAGTAAACTCTTTGTATCGAATACGAACATAGTCAGGTCGCTTTACATTTAGATACAACAAAGGAAAACTCAAACAACCTTCTTTCATGCTCACCATCTTGTCTGATACATCAACAATACGAGGATTGAAAAGTACCAGAGGTCTCTCTGCACTTGTTCGCATCGCAAAGACACGATACGGATAGCCTACCTGACACGCAGACAGACCAAGACCATCGTGGTTTACCATTGCGTTGTAAAGATTAAGTGCAAACTTTTCTGGATCGTGTGGAGGACTATCAAAGTCAAAGTTCTCACATTTCTGCAAAAGAAGTGGAGATGTCTCAGGTATCAATTTCATTTCATTCATCGTACTATCCTCGAAAAACTGTTCACTTTCTCAAATCGAATTGTATGTGAAAACTTATCTTGAAGTATATCACCCTTGTGTGAGATCACAAAAAGATTTGCGCCCTCAAGCATATTTAGTATCTTCATCAACTCTTCGGTCCCATTTGAATCTAAAGATGAATCAAAGATTTCATCAAGTATCAACAGATTGGTATTTGAAGAATTCTTCAACTTAGAGACTGCTCTCCAAGTCAACATCAATGCCATATCAATTCGTTGCTTTTCACCTTCAGAGAATGACGCATAAGTAAAGTCATCCCGATGTCTTGATTTTATACTTTCCTTGAACGATTCGTCAAGAGTAAAGTTCACAAAAAAGTCAAGAGATGCCAGATACTTGTTTACCAATTTGTTGATGACTGGAATGTATTGCTTCACAATCTTCGTTTTGATTCCAGAATCTTTCAACAATGTACCAGCAGTCTCATAGTAGAGTTTTTCTTCGGAAAGAATTTTCATATTCTTTTCCAACTCTTTCAACTCATCATTCAATGTGGTAAGTTTTGTCTGCTCTGCTTCAACACTTTCATGCTTACCAGACAATCTTTCAATCTCTGCTTTGAGTGTATTGATTTGTCTTTGGCACACAAGCATTTCAGATTGTTCAGTAGTCAATAAAGAGTTCTTGGTATCAATCTCTGTCAGTAGTTCACTAATCTTTTCGGATCTCTCAATCAGTTTATCATACTCATTCTCTAATTGATCAAGTGCCGTTTCAACTTCACCTTTCTTTTTGTTTCGCTCTTCAGTCATGTGATTCTTAAATTCATCACCAATTGCTTGCTTACATGTAGGACAGTCTGAGTTGTCATGATAAAACTCAATGTCAGTTTCAACTTTGATCAAAGTCTTCTTCAGCGATTTGCGAATACCATCATACTTAAGAATCTTGCCTTTGACTTTGTTTTCATCGGCAACTTGTGACCGAAGAGTTTCAATTTCCGTATGCAAAAGATTACAATTTGTGTTACTTTTTGCATATGAAAGTTCGCAGTTGGCAATCTCTAGTTTCTGTGCTTCAATCTTTGCGTCATTGTCTTTCTTCAAAGAATCAATGAACTGTATCTGATACTGAATTTTTTCTTTCTTTAGATCACATTCGTATTTGGCAGTATTGTATTCTTCTTTGAGTAGACTGTACTTGTCTTTCAGCACACCATTCATGCGAGAAAAGATTTCAATGTCAAGCAAGTCTTCAATGATAGCACGGCGATCTGATGAAGACAGTTGCATGAACGGTGTGAATGATGCTGAACCAAGAACAACAATTTGTGTAAACGATTTGTAGTTAAGTTTGAGAATAAACTTTTCTAGATGTTCTTGGTAGTCACGAACTGCGGCATCTTGTTGTACAAGATTACCATCACAATAGATTTCAAATGTACCTGGCTTGATACCACGAATGATCTTGTAGTGTTTATTGCCTGTGTCAAATTCAATCTCAACTACACAATCACGACCATTGATCGAATTGATCAACTGTGGTTTGTTGATGTTACGAAATGCTTTTCCAAATAGCACAAAGCACAATGCATCCAGCATTGTGGATTTACCTGATCCGTTTGAACCGATTACAAGTGTGGTGTTGTTTTGATCAAGTGCAATTTCTGTGAAAGCATTTCCTGTTGAGAGAAAGTTTTTCCAGCGTAGTTTGCGAAAAATTATCATTCTATATTTTCTTGTGAGAGTGCCTCTACATAAAGTTCACGCATGAGCGTCTTGAGTTTGTTTGTGTCAGAAATATTTAGACTCTGAGTGTCAATATATTTGGATAACACGGTCATTGTATCTTCTGCTTGATTAATGATCTCATCATCACCTTGTTCTTCCGTTGCAGTAAAGTCTTCAACAATGGTTACATCAATTGGTCCTGCTTTGTAAGTTTTGTCTAGCAAATGATCAAACAAATATGGATTTTGCTTGTTAAGAACGACAACTTTTACATATGCATTGGTATACTTGCTATAGTCAATCTTTAGTAAATCTTCCATCGTAAGATTGGCATCATCATAATTGACTTTGTAGAACATGCGATGCGGATTCTGCACATAGTCAATTTTTAAATCTTCAGTATCTATGATACCAAATACTTTTGGATCTTTGTAGTCAGACCAAAAGAGTTCGTATGGAGTACCAATGTACGTCACATTGTCATTGTGTGACCGTGTATGATAATGACCACTATACACATGATTATAATTGGACAAAAACTTATAGTCAAGTCCCTCATGCGATTCTACACCACGCATGAGAGGAAATCCAGAAAGTTCAAAGTGACCAAGACAAATTGGAGAGGATGATTGTTTTATGAATTCAAAAATCTCTTCTTCGTTCTCTTTGCATATCCACGGTATCATATCAAACTTGATACCATCAAGTTCTAAAGTACCTGACTTAGACCAGAGATGAATGTTGTCGTAGTCTTTGAGAAGTAGATCAGGAGAATTGACATCAAGACTTTCACGCCAAAAGATGTCATGATTACCAATCAATGCATGAAGAGTGATTCCTCTTTTTGCACACTCATCGAAAAAATATCTTCGACTTTCTGAAAGAGTAAAGAAGTTCACATACTTGCGCCGATCAAAGAGATCACCAAGTTGAATGATTGTGCGAACACCTCTCTCTTCTAATGTCGGAAAGAAAGTCTCAGTATAAAATTTTTCGTAGTAAGAATGAAATGCTTTGGAATCGTTTCTTATGCCAAAGTGTGTATCACCGAGTAAACAAATTCTCATGCTTGCCAGAACCTCTACTATTTCTCAAAGATTTGTCGATTGTATCACGAATTTTAGTAAGATGCAATATAGCGGCTTCTCTTAGTTCGTAGGGAGCCTTCTTGTTATCCACAAGTTTGATCCAATGTTCAAGTTGGACTGGCATAGGTGTCTGCATCATCTGTCTCCAAAAATGTTTCTAAACTATTTGATTTTTTCTTTTGTGTTTTAGGTTGTTTGACTACTTTGTTCTTCTTGTTGGTTTCGAAAGTCTCAATGAAGTCACGAATGAATTCTTCACTATACGAATCATGCAATGCTCCATTCAAATGCGACATGACAAGATCCTCTCCATTGTTTTCAATCAATGAGTTGATGACTTCATTCTGCATTGATTTGTATTTAATGTATAGATGCTTTTTCTCTTTCTGTATACGACGGAGAAAAGCGTAGTAGATGATCTGTGTAAAGTACGCAAATGGATTCTGTGATTTCTCTGGATCAAAGTTGTCAATATAGAGTAGACAGTTTTCAACTCCATCCGAAATCATGTCATCCTTAAATGTGTAGTTTGCAAAGTTTGGCTTTCGTGCCAGATGCGTTGCAATCTTAAAGAGACATGTGCCGATGTAGTTTGGAACAAGTGGTCGCTCTGCGTTCTTTTCTTTTGCTTCAAGAACTTGTGTGCGGAACTTCTTCATCTCTTCCAGAAACTGCTGGTTGTCTACATAGTGTTTTTGGTTTTCTTTCATTTTTACCTCACTTTTACATTGACTTCGTATTGACAAAATTGTATTATGACTGTGCCTGGGGTCAAGTTAATGATAAGTAGCATTATTATTAGAACTGTGTTTTGCTAACATATCAACTAATGCTTCAAGTTCGTCTGAGAGATCATCAATCTCATCTCTCTCTTCCGACTCGGAATCTTTTACATCATATTTGTTGTACACTTCCATATAAGACTCTCTGAAATCATTGTTTGGTTCTGCTACAGAAACAATGCTTTGTTTAAAGACTCTTACTGGTAAAGAAAAATCTACAGTAGGATCCCACTTGACTAACATGACATTGAAAGAATCTTTGCCTACTGGAGCAACAAGAATTTTAATTGGCTTCTCAATGTCAACATACGTCTTTGTCTCTTCTGAGATTGATCCTATGATTGTTTCACCTGTCAATAGTTTAAGTACTTTACAATACATGACTACTCCTTAAGATTAATGGTATATATTTTATACTCAAACTTTTCATCATTGTAGATTTTCATTCTCTCTAAAAAGTGATCAAGCGTAAAATTCTTTCTGCTCTTATAAGTCAAATCATCCGCAATGTCATATAGTGTTGCAGAATCTTTGTTCTCCCCAAGTCTCAAGCCACGCCCAATAGACTGTAGAGTGCGAATCTTAGATTTAGAAGGAGAAGCAAAAATAATATTATGCAACTTACGAATGTTAATTCCTGTACTAAAGGTTCCGTACGATGCCACAATGATTGCGTTGTTTTCTTCTTCAGTAATTCTTCGTACTTCTTCTCTTTCATCGACACCTACTCCGCCGTGAATGAAAAAGACAGGTCGATCTTCACACTTAGCCCATATCATATCATACAGTATTTGCCCGTGCTTTTCAACAAATTGATACAATAAAAGTGTATTACCTTCTAAACTTAATGTGAGATTTCGTATAAACTTATTTCGTGAAACGCTTCTTACAATATAGTCAATCTCATCTTGGTACTTATGATTCTTGTTTGCCTTGCAAATGCTTTCATCATGTTTCAGTATGAGTGCCTTAATTTTCAACTCAGCAAGATTGCTTTTGTCCATCAACTCTTTTGTTGTGGTCACTTGCTTAACTGCACCAAACAATCCTTCAAGCACTAACTTATGTGTCTGTGTTCCATCTAATGTACCAGTCAATCCAAATCGATACTTGCAGTCTGTTAAATTTGAAAGAATGGTTGTCAAAGACTTTGCTTTGAATAGATGTGCTTCGTCTCCGATGACCAAATCAAACTGTGAGAACCAATCTTTTGGCATCTTGTAAATTGATTGCCATGTCGAAATCACAATCTGTGATTTTGTGTTCTTATCAGCACCTGCCATGATTTGATGAATGTATTTATCACTCTCAAAACCATAGTCTTCGAAATCTTTGTACAACTGTGCAACAAGTGAGATTGTAGGAACAACAATAAGTGTCTTTACATTGTACCATCGTGTCAACATGTAAATAATAAGCGACTTGCCTGATGCAGTTGGCGAAAGCAACAATGCACGATTGTTTCTTACACAATGAGTAAATGCTTTGTATTGATAATCTCTCGGTTCAAATGGTATGCCAAGTGTATCTGCGAAATCTTTTGCTTCATCTAATGATAGATTCTCAGTAGAAGAAAGTTCATCATCGATTTCTAATGTGTAGTTTCTTTCATTGCAGAATGTTTGTAGATAACCAAGTAGACCAATGTAGAGTGAATGATTCTGTCGATTGAACAAACGAATCTTTCCATCCCAAATCTTATTACGAAACGCAGGCATGAACTTGTACCCAGGAACAAAGAATGTAAAGTATTCATTGAGTTCCATACCAATACCAGATTCACACTCACATCGTAAGTAAACCTCGTTTATCTTTTTAACAATTATACTATTGGACACCTTGAGTAAACTTTCTCCAGTCGATTGCATTCTTTATTTGAAAGTTGCGCTGATTGATATTCTTGAGTACTTCTTCGATGAAAGATATTTTTTCTTTTTGATTGACAATACGAACATTGTTCATTATAATGTCCTTGTCCGAATCAAGATACATATCGATTTCATTCTTCATTAACTTCTTTACGAATGGATCCCAGTTGAGTTCATCTAACTCTTCTTGCGACATGCGACCATTGTAGTATTCATACTTCTTCAAAGAAAGGTCTTTCGATTGAAACTCAAGTGCTTTGAGTTTACGCCTTTCTTCGAAATATAATTTCAGATACTTACTATGTAGTTCTGGGATTTTAAGCGATTCATTCCCAAGTTCGGTTGTATCAACTGACGCATCTTTGCGCCACTCTTCCATCAATTGATCTAATGTCATTACTCATCCTCACAAAATTATTTTCTATCATTCTATCAAACTGGAAGGTAAAAGTCAAGTAACTTCCGATACTGTGTAGTAAGTATATGAGAACGTAACAGAGGATGAAAGAAAGTCTTGCGATTCAATCGATGAAAAATTGATTTCTCCAAGATCGATTGGAAAGACATCAACAAAAGATACTTTCCAGTTTGGGTTGTTTGAGTTCGTTTTAATAATTAATGTAGCATCGGATGTAATGTGATTTGTGGCACCAGGTTCTCCAATGAGAGTTCCACGCTTATTGTTTGTTTCTGGATTTGCAAGTTGGATCATCCAATTATAAATTTCATACCACGACTGCATCTCTTCATCAATCATGAATGTTAGCGTCAACTGTGAGAAGGTCATAATGTTTCCTGGAATCTGAACAGGAGCCGCTGGTGTTTGTATAGTGACTGGTGAAAGAGATAGCGTAGGAAGATTCACACTCTGCACTAAGAATGTGAAATTAGGAATTCGATTGAGTACGAATTCAAATTTGTTGTTTGAAAGAAAACTTTTGTTGACTGGGTAAGTTGTAAGAGTAGCCATAGTATCTCCTAATGATGTACTATTTATAAGCAAAAAAAAGAGGCTCCGAAGAGCCTCTTTTAAAACCGATCTGAGTCGGCTTAATCTTACATGAGGTTTGCGATAGCAAACTTTCTGTAGTAAATGTTTCTTTCTGCGGATGTAACGAATCCAGCGGCAGAAGCAAGAGCGCCAGTAGCACCTGTTGTTGCAAATGGGTTTGCAATCATGCCATAACGTGTCTTGAAGCCGATCTTTGGCTGGAATGTGTCTTGTCCAACTGCACGAACCATTTGGAGAGGAACGTATGGGCAGTAGAAAAGACCTGCGTCAAATGCAGAAGTACCTTTGTAGCCGATTGTAGCGTAATGAACGCCAGACGATGCGGCAAAGTATGGGTCGATGTAAACACGGATGCGGCCGTTAAGAACACCAGCAAATGTGTTACCTGTGTCATCAACTTGAAGATTGTTGCTGAGAGCAGGTGTGTAGTCAAGAACACCAGCCATCTGAAGTGCCGAAGCAACGTCAGACGAACAGATCATGACATTACCCTTACCTCTACGAGTTGCTTTTGCAATCGCATTGGATTCTCTTTCAAGTTGGAACATGAGACCTTTAAACTTCTCAACTGACCAACGACCGTTTGCATCAACGTCAAGGTTGAATGTACCAGAAGAAGCAACATTCTCTTGTGCGCCGATTGTAGCAGTACGGTTGATTTGACGAATAACTTCACGATTTATTTCAGCAAGGATCTCTGTCGAGAGAATGTTTGCGAGTTCTTGCTCTGCGTCAAGACCGTGAACTGCCTTAAGGTCTTGTGCGAGTTCCATTGTGTACTCAGCCTTGAGCGCACGGGATTGAGCAGTAACGGCAACTTTCTCAATTGAGAATGCCATCTCTTGGAAGACTGCGTTTGTTCCTGGTGTGCTACCAAGACCTTCAGCAACTGCGGTTGTCATACCTGTACCAGTTGTGTAGTTGTTAGCCCAGTCTGTCTCAGGTGTTGCACCAGAAACAGGTGTCAAGCCAGAGTAAACAGGCGATGTGTTGCTTCCAGCAAAGTCTGTATCTGCTTCGTTGAAGAGTGCTTCAGTTCCGCCTTGCGATGTGTAACGTGAACGCATTGCAAAGATAAGTCCTGTAGGACCTGTCATTGGCTGAACGCCGCAAACGTCATAAGCGATGAGGTTAGGCATCGAACGGCGGACGAGAGAGATAAGAACTGGATCGTATGTATCAATAGCACCAGAAGCGGCTACTGACGAGGAACCTTGCATTGCGTTTGCTGGAACGGCTTCTGTAAGAAGCGACTGTGGGTTGCGATAACCAGCAGACTCACCAAAGCGGCAATCAATCTCTTGGTTCTCAAGCAACTGAGCAACTACGGCTTTCTTGTGTGTGTCCTTAATAGCACCAAGATCAGGATGATCTAGAACTGGTGCCCATTTTTGAACGAGTTGTTGAACATTCATGGTTTTCTCCTTTGAGTATTATTAATGTTTATTTATAAAAAAATTATTTTCTAATGATCTTAGAAATGTTTTTGACATAGTGTTCCATGACTGGAGAAAACGATGTATCCTCCAAGTCTTCGTCAGCACCAAACTGCTCACTTACTGTCTCTTTTGTTTCTTCTTTGGACTCAGAAAAATACTTTCTCTTTGTGAGAGCAAGTTTCTCTCTGTAATCTTCTTCAGAAACAAATTCAATGTTTTCCGACAATTGGGCAAGTTTTGCTGCCTGAACCTCAGTCAATCCTTCTGAGATGTCAGAAAGAATTGCTTCTTTCTTATAAACACCAACCTCTGCATTGAGAGATGTGTTCTCAGTTACCATTTTGTCCAACTCGCCCTCTAATGCCTCAACCTTAGCGGCAAGTTCTTCAACCATGTCAACTTTCTCTTCTGGAATGTCGATGTAGTGTTCTTGGAAAAGATTCTTAAGACCTGTCATGAAGTCTTCTGCAATTTCTGAACGAATGCCAGAATCGATTGCGAGTTTGTTCTCTTCCATCCACTCACCGACAACATACTCAAGATATTCGTCAACTTTGCTCACAACATTTTCGTTAATAGAAGCAATTTCTTCTTCTAATTTTTGTTGATATTCTTCTTCAAGTGCTTGGGCTCTTTCGTCTACTTTAGCAAGAACTGCGGCTTCGAAAATTGCTTTAGCATTTGTTTTGAATTCTTCAGAAAGACCTTCGCCAGAGAAGATAGCGTTGATGTCTTCATCAGAATCAACTTCTTCCTTCATCTTTTTCATCTTCATTTCTTTCTTCATTTTCATTTTGCCATTTTCTTCTTCCTCTTCATCCTCATCTTCGTCCTCATCCTCATCATCTTCTTCTTTCATGGCTTTATTATATTTTTTCATTTCTTCAAGATCAGCGATTTCGGCTTGATCTTTTTCGGGTCCTTTAGTCATAATTCTCTCCTTTGCGAATTTGAATTGCTAATTATATTTATAAAATTTTATAGTTTAGACATGAACTTATTGAATGTTCGCAACATATTTTCTTCCAAATTCTTTTTAGAAGATTTTTTGATAGTTTCTTTGAACTTTGCGATTTCAACTTCTTTGATAATTCCGTTGTCCCATACCCACTCTTTGCCTTCCATGATGCCACGAACAAAAGCATCGGGTGCAGATGGGTCAGCAACAATGTCGGCGGCAGTAGCAAGGTAGAAGTCATCTTTGACAACTCTTGTGCCGTCTGAACGCTCTTCAAGCGATCCCATGCCTCTTGTAGAGACACCAACACATGCGCCTTCTGCAATTAGATTTTTTACGATATTGCCGTATGGTGTATCCATGATCTTTGCTTTACCGTAGAAGTCATTGCCTTCTTGACGGAGTTCTTTAATCATGTGAGAAACACGCTCAAGATTAATTGTAGGACCATCTGGATGACCTAACTCACCGTATGCACGATTCTTCATCACATATTCTTGAATGTAACGATTGGCTTCTTTCTGAAGAACACCAACTGGATAAACTCTTCCGTTTCGATTCTTTTGTTCGGCTTGCATGAACACGCCTTCGATGTAAAAGTTCTTCGAACCCGAATCGGATTCTTCAGTTAAAACTTTTACTTCCTCATTAATTTCTGTGATGAGTTTCATTTGGTCCTCTTATGACTTGTATGCAACAGGTGTGCAGTTTGCTACTGCACTACATGTGATTGTATCTGTAGCCGCTTTCTCAACAATCTCTACTGTGCCTGCTGGCATGATGAATGTTCCAATATGAGTGTTTGAAGCATTCTTGATTGCAACTGTAGTTAAAGATCCTGCTTGGATTCTAACTAACGTAGAATTATTAACTGTGTCTTGAGTTGTAACTGCAACTAAATTTGCGGTAGGTTTGATAATCATTTTATTCCTCTTCCATCATTCGTGCAAACTCAAGAAGCGAATCAGCATCTTCTTCTAGTTGATGCATGAAAAATTCTTGATTCTCTTCGTTAAGATCGTTATAAAGTTTGAAAAGAAGTTCGGCATCTGTCTCTTCTTTCATTTTAGATTGGATGGTTTTGTATGCTTTCTTTGCGGCTTCTGGTCTATCTTTTACCATAGCGGAAGCAACTGCATACGGTCCTCCTCGTGTTTCGTCACCGACACCCTTCTTTTCAAATTCTTTGCCGATGGTGTGTGCCATCTTTGTTTGTTGTTTTGTGAAGTCTGCTTCTTTTACTTGGCGCAATGTTTTTTTCTTTGCGGCAAGTTTTTCTAAACCTGGGTTGACATACTTCTCTTCAACCGACTCTTCTTCTTTCATTTCTTTAGACTTCTTCATTTGACGCAATGTCTTTTGCATTCCTTGTTTTGCCAAATGTTTTGCAGTAGAAGGACCTTGTCCATATTTACCTGCAACGGCTGAAGGGGACTTCTTTGGCTTGTCTGGTGTGAATGGTGTTTCTGCTTCATCAAGTTTAAGAATTTCTTCTTCGGTAAGTTCAAATTCTTCAGACACTCCTAATTTTTTACTTGCTGAATGTGCGTCAGAAGAACCTTTTTTATACCAAGAATTTTTTACAGCACCAGCATGTAAATTGGCTGCTCTTTGGTGTGCAACTCTCTTATCCCCACCAGAACTCTTAGCAAGGGCTCTGTGCTTTGATGCTAATTGCTTATGCTTTTCAATTTGAGCGGCAGTCAATTCTTCATCAAGATCAACATCTTCACCCATGGCTTGCTTGTTGTCAAGTTTGTCTGCTTTGCGCTTGCCAGAACCTTCTTTGGTCGAAACCTTAGCAGAGCCTTCTGTTCCTTGATCTTCAGGATCAGAGATTTCTACTTTGTGTGCATTCACAAAGTCTGCTTCGCCCTTTGCTTTGGGTTTAAGATTTGGTCCTGCTTCTGCTACAAATGACTTAAAGTTCTTCATCGTTTTCCTCTGTGTCGATTTGAATGTCTTCAGAATCTTCTACGGATTCTTCCTCTTGATTTAAAAATGACTGAGCCAATTCAATTTTGCGACTTTGCAATGCTGACTGTATCTTATTGTCTAACTCATTACCGATATGAGTTTTAAAGTCTAGCGGCTTTGCTTCAATCGCACTCATTATTGCTTGCTGAATGTTATCCATAATGTTCTCCTTTTGTGTTTATTTATATAATATTACATTTTCAACTGTTATAATACGGTATCTTGTAGTCTACACCACCAATATTGACTGACAAGAAACCAACTGGTGCTTCTGGTAACTCTGCTGAACCTGATGTTGCAGTATTTGATGCAGTAGAAGCAGGATTCAATCGAATGCCACCAGAGATAACTGCGGCATCATTTTCACCAATCTTCGAAATGTTGTCGTCTTTAAAGACAAGCAATCTGTGAATATTGTCAACAAATGATGCAACTCCAAAACTTGCAGTCGGTGCAATTGAGAGTGGTCCAATAACTTTAAGAACATTAGGTTCTGGAATGACAATCGTAGACTCAATTGATGGAAATGGAACATTCTCAATTTCCATATTCAACTGAGTAAAGTTTCCAAATCGTAATGTAGATTCTACTACATTTGGATAAACAATAAAGTTCAGTTGATGATCAGTTTCAAATCCGTTTGTTGTTGTTGCTGATGTCGCATCAATAATAAAGTTGACTGAACTTGTTCCAAATACAAGTTCGCTTTCAATTTCATCAATGATGACAATGTTGAGTTGTGGTTCAGCATCACCAAATGCAACTGTAGATTCAGTTGATTCAAGAAAGATTATTTGATTGAGTTGTGAAGTACCAAATGCAAGTACACTATCGACAGAATCTGGATGTATCTGTACAAATAGTTCTGGTACTCCATAGACATTTACAGGATCGATAGCATAGTCAAATGTATCGATAACCTGTACGACTGTATTTGAGGAATAAACTTGAATTGCATCATTCTGTGCTTGTGACAGAATGGCATCAAGTTGAATCACTTGATTCATAACATTTTCTCTCTATGCTTTAGAGAGCAAAGATTCGATTTGCTCCGCTGGAGAATGCGACTGTAATATCACCACCGTTAGGAAGAATTGGCAAACCTGTTGCGGAATCGATATATGCAATCAGTCTAGAATTGGCCTGAGTGCCTGTGTTTTGAAATATAATTAATGCCTCACAATTTGCACCAGTCACGGATGTGAATGTTGCATCGTCAGCATCAAATACTCCATTTGTCGTAGTTTTGTTTGACAAATCCGTAGATGATATAACTGCATTATCAGGAACATCATCTCTAAACTGATGTTCTGAACTGTATGAGTAATTTCCTGTGTCAACAAGAGCAATTGTAATCGTGTCTGTAGCCATGTCGATGTCGGCATTTAGAAACGCTTCTTTTGCTTTGGGATAGAGTGCATTTGCCATTTAAAAAACTCCTAATTTTTTTGTTTATTTATAAAATAACTGGTGTTCCAATTTTAACAAATATCTGAGTAGCAGAAATAGCGGTTCCAATTTTGAGAGAAAATGTTGCACCATCTACTGTAGATGTTGTTACAATATTGCCATTTGCACCCAAATACAATGATGCTTCTGGCGTCCAACTCCATGCAGGGTTTGTAATTGCACCAAGCGTAACTGTTTGACCATCATCATTTAAAATACCTAGAATTCGATCCACTTGACCAAGTTCAAGTGCTGATGCAAGAACAGTTTCCGCATTTTGATTAAGTGCAACAATTTTATACTGAACTGCATTATTGTTTTCGAACTGAACATTGAGTGATTCTGTAACAGTAACACTATTTGCTTGATTGAACGCCGCCTGTGCAATTTCAGCCGCAACATTTGCTTGTTCAAATGCCGCATTTGCAGTTTCGCTAGAACCTGCAATAATACCTCCAATTGTTGTTCCTGCTGGTAGTTCAATTACACCATCATTTGAAGTAATTGATGCGCCACCAAGAAACAATGTATTGCCACTTAAATATAAATCTCTAAACTGTGCAGTTGGAGAACCTAAATCATATGTTAAATTCGCTGAAGGAATGACATGCTGAACTATTGAATTTCCTGTAAGTGTCAGCCCAGCAAATGTAACTGCATCAGTTGTATTTAATTCTTGATCAGCACCACCAACTGAAACTGCGGCAAACTCAAACTTATTGTTAGCCGCATTGTATCTAAGATAGCGACCATTTACTAAATTATTCGTATCAACATCATCAAGATAACGAAGATTAACTTCACCAGAACCTCCACTGCCACCACCAAATCCTTTTGCAATCGTTTGATTGACTTTTACTTTGTAATCAGAAACATCTTTTTGAAGAACTTCTTTAAACTTATTGACTTCTTCTTGTATGGCAGTAAAGTCTGCGTCTTTGCCTGGGTCTCCCTTTTCACCCCTTTCACCTTGTGGACCTGGATTGCCTTTTTCTCCACGATCACCTTTCTCGCCCTTAGGCCCTTGTTTACCAGCAAGACCTTGTTCGCCTCTTTCGCCTTTGGGTCCTTGCGGACCTACTTCTCCTTGTTTTCCTTGTAGACCACGTTCACCTCGTTCACCCCTTTCTCCTCTTGGTCCCACAGGGCCCATAGGTCCAGGCTCACCTCTATCACCCTTTTCTCCTTGCTCTCCACGTTCACCCTGTGGTCCTTCAACTCCTTGTGGTCCTTGCTCTCCACGTTCGCCTTGAATTCCTTGTTCGCCTTGAGGTCCTGTTTCTCCACGTTCTCCAACATCACCTTTGTCTCCCTTCTCACCCTGATCACCCTTCTCACCTTGAAGACCTTGAATGCCTTGCGGGCCAACGTCACCAGTCTCACCCTTGTCACCTTTAGGACCCATGAAACCACGAGGACCTTGATCTCCTCTAAGTCCTTGTGGTCCTTCTACTACCTCAACAACTTTCTCTTCTTTTAGAGAATCAATTTCTTTCTTTAATTTTGAAATCTCTTTTTTTGTGTATGCAACGGATGTTGCAACAGAAAGTGCTTCGGCAATTAATTCATCAGGCTTCTTTGTCGTCACCTTTAGCCTCTTCAACTAAAGTATCAAAGAATTTTGTCATCGATTTTGCCAATTCTTTTTGATCTGCATCATCAACTATGCGAGGTACAGTTGTTTCATTTTGTACAACAACTGGAATTGGTTCTCTCTGCGCTGGTTGTGCTTCTTGTTGTGGTGGCGAATTTTCTTCTTCATCACCACCTTCAGCATCCTCTTCTTCTATTTCTTTATCAAGTTCTTCAATGTCATCTTCAGTCTGACGAAGAACATGCTTACGCACCCAAGTTTTTGAAAAGTATTTGCCAACATAATTGTCGATGTCGCCAAGAATGCCAAGACGTTCTCTTAGAATCTCAACTTCTTTGAGTTCAGTAAAGTGCATGTCATTGATGAAGTCGTAAGAGATTTCTTCTTGCATTGCTTTCCATTCTGCTTTGGTACATACACCTTTAAGAAGCAATTGTGTCTCTAATAACTTATCAAATAAGTGAGAGAATCGTAAACGAAGTCTGCCAATGAACTTAGAAAACTTCAGTTCATCTCTGGTAATTTCTGATGCACGACCAAGCGAAAATCCATTGTCGCTTTGCAAACGAGAAATTGGGACATTGAGTGATTGATAAAGTTTCTTTTGAAAATAAAGAACATCTTCAATTTCGCCTAGATTTTGTCCTGAAGGCAATGTAGTAATTTCTGTACCACGACCACCCTCTCTTCTTGGCAACCAGAAGTCTTCAAGCATTGTTTGAAATCTACGATCATCACGAATCTCACCAGTGCTTGCATCATAGACAAGTTTGTTCTTATACTTCTGCATGACTTCACGAAGATACTGCTCCGCTTTCATCTTAGGCAGATTACCTACGTCAATGTAAAAGATTCTACGTTCTGGCGCACGACTGATACGATAGATGACTGTAGCATCTTCAAGCATACGCAACTGATTGAGTGGTTTAATTGCTTTGTGTAAATGAGAGACAATGATCTTACCATCTTTATCTGTAATGCCAGAGTGAACGTAGCAAATTGAATCTGACGAAATCTTTACGCCTTGATTTCCGTCATTGTTAAAACCTTTTGCTGAGTAAATGAAGTACTCATGAGGATCTTTTTTTGCAAGTTGAACAGGACCAATTGTGGCTCTTGCATCTTTCTTTGCTTCTTTGACTTTACGAATTTTTCTTGGATCAATGTAACGAACATCCTTAAGTCCTTGCTTTGGATTCTTTTCGTCAATCATCATGTGATAGTAGA